GGCTATTGATCTTGAATACAATGTTCGTCGCATCATTGATGTTCAAGAAAAGAATGGCTTTACTCTTGATGTACAAAAGGCTATGACGTTACAGGCTTCTCTAAATGATAAGTCTCATGCTATTGAAGAAGACCTACAACGTCGTTATCCTCCTATCGTAGAGGAAAGGTATTCAGAGAAGACAGGTAAAAGACTGAAGGACAAGATAACTGTCTTCAATCCTGCAAGCCGTCAGCAGATTGCTGCGCGTCTCAAGGAACAAGGATGGGTGCCAGAGAACTTCACACCTACTGGTCATGCCATCGTAGATGAAGGCACACTGAAGAAGGTAGATATTCCTGAAGCACAGATGATTGCAGAGTATCTTCTTATTAACAAACGTACAGCCCAGATCAAATCGTGGCTAGAACTTTTAGAGGAGGACGATAAGGTACATGGTAAAGTACTTACTCTCAAAGCTATCTCAGGACGTATGGCCCACCATAGTCCAAACATGGCACAAATTCCTGCAGTATATTCTCCCTATGGGGTGGAATGCAGAAGCTGTTGGATCAGTAGTTCTTCTAATAATGTTCTTGTTGGTTGTGATGCAAGTTCCTTGGAGTTAAGGTGTCTTGCACACTACATGCGTGACGACGACTATACGAAGGAAGTAGTTGAAGGAGACATTCACACAGCTAATCAAAAGGCTGCAGGTTTGGAAACACGTGACCAAGCAAAGACATTCATCTATGCTTTTATCTATGGCGCTGGTGCAGCAAAGATTGGCAGCATTGTTGGAGGTACCGCAGGTGATGGTCAGAAGCTTATTGATAACTTCCTTGCTAGCTTACCTGCACTAGCCAACCTGAGAAAAGCTGTTGACAAAGCTTCTTCTTCAGGATATATACAGGGACTTGATGGTAGGAAGTTACATGTCAGGCATCAACATGCTGCTATGAATCTTCTTCTACAAGGTGCTGGAGCAATCATCTGCAAACAGTGGGTAGTTGTTATCGACAGGCTAATACGAAAGCACAGCATTGATGCTAAGTTAGTTGCCAGCATTCACGATGAATATCAGTTTGATTGTCGTAAAGACCATGCTGAACGATTTGGTAAACTAACCCAAGAAGCAATGAAGATTGCAGAGAAGGAGTTAAATGTCCGATGCCCGCTAGACAGCGAATACAAAGTCGGCCTGAATTGGTCCGAAACACACTAATAAATCTTAATGATAATGAACTAGCGTTAGCTAAGACCATCGCTATTGCTAGGAATGCTTCTAACAGAAAGGAAGGTGTAGCAGATAATATTCAAGACAAGAAACGAACATCAATTCAAATTGATATTGATGGCGCTGAAGCAGAGTTAGCTTTCTTCAAGCTGATAAATACTTATCCTGAATCTTTCTTTGATACGACGAATAAGTCTAAGAGTACTGGAACTGATTTGGGTGATGTATTTCTTGATGACTTTAGTATCGACGTTAAATCGACTAGGTATAAGACGGGCCAACTTATTCAAAGTGGGGCCAAGACATTCAAATCTAAGATCGATATGTATTGTCTTATCATCAAGGAAGAAGATAATATCTTTAACATGAAAGGATTTTATCCATCTTCTCTATTGCTTCAGGAAAAGAACTATGGTAAACACTTCCCCGGTCGTCCATGTTTTGCAATCAAACAAAATGTTTTGATGGACTACGACGATTGTGCAAAAAAAGTGTTGACAAGTAGTAAGTAGTACAGTAGTATCCCTTTCGTTACTTGAAACAGTCTCAGCCAAGAGACATTACAAATGGAGTTATAAATGGCTAATCAGAAATATGATGCAATCCTTCTTTCCGGTAAGGCTCACTGGGCATCGGTTGTTGAACCGAATACCACTTACGAACCGGCTTGGCAGATTGATGTTGCTATTGACGACGAGACTCGTCAGAAGCTTGAGTCAATCGGTCTTAACGTCAAGAACAAGGGGGATGATCGTGGAGACTTCTTCTCCTGCAAGCGTAAGGTAGTGAAGAAGGATGGTTCCAAGCGTGAGGCACCTCGCGTAATTGATGCAAAGCGTAATCCTTGGGATAGCCGTCTGATCGGTAACGGTTCTACTGTTAAGGTAAAAATTCAGCCCTACGAATATGAATATGCCGGTAAGGCTGGTGTTACCGCTGATCTTATGGCTGTTCAGGTCATTGATCTTGTACCTTATGGTGATCCTTCCGGTGACTTTCAGGAAGAAGATGGTTTCACCATTGATCAAGAACTAGCAGCACTGTAAGGAAAGGAGTAGTATGAAGCTTAGAGTAGTAGCTGCTTCTCTAGGTCTTGTTATCGTAGCCTCTGCTGGGTATAGTTATGCAGAGGCTACGCAAGACACTTGTGGATATGATTCAGTTACAGGTAATTGGATCAGCCCTAACGGAACTGTACATCAAGGAAGTACATTCGATCATGCCGTAGCGTGTGCATCACAAGGAAAACTTCCAAAGATTGTAGAGGAACGTCTAGGAATCTACGGAGATGCATTAACAAAAACAATCGCAGCTAATGCTGTATTTATGAACAACAAGGTTAAGGAAGCTAACAAAAATGACAAATGAAGCACGTGTACTATCAGCCCTTCGTCGCGGTATGCGAGTTACTCGTAAGACTGCAATCGAACGTGGATGGTGTGAGAACCTTACAGCAACTATCTCACGCCTTCGCAAGAAGGGTTACGTAATTACCGCAATTAAGGCTATGTCTCCCGAAGGGTCTTATACGCGGTACAAGCTACTATCCGGCCCGTCAGTACAGTCAAAAGCTGCGTAGTAGCTAACACGAGAGGCAACAGAACATGGCTAAGTCAATCGACACATTGGTAGAAGACATCTATAGTCTCTTCACCAATGACGAGGAAATAAAAATAGATAAGAAGCACCTCGACGCTTTTGCTGAAGCAGTAGCCAGTTCTGTTGCCTCCGCTATCTCTGAGGTTCGTAAGCCTAGAGAACCATCTTTGCGTCTATCTCTTATTGGTCATAAGGATAGAAAGATTTGGTATGAGATGAATGGGGCAGAGAAGCAGCAACTCTCTGCTCCAACTCTCATTAAGTTTTTATATGGTGATATTCTTGAACAGCTATTGATCCTATTCACTAAGGTAGCTGGGCATGACATTGTAGAGGAACAAGCTGAACTAACTTCTAATGGTGTGCGTGGTCACAAGGATGCTACGATTGATGGTGTGCTAGTTGATTTTAAATCAGCTTCTCCCTACAGCTTTAAGAAGTTTAAAGAAGGTACTATTCTTAATGACGATCCTTTCGGATACATTGCACAAATATCTGCTTACTCTGATGCGGACAACAATCCGAACGTAGGCTTCGTCGCTATCGACAAGTCATCAGGTGAGATATGCTACTGCCCTATTGACGACATGGACCTAATCAATTCAGGGAACAGAATAGATGAAATTAGAAGCTTCTTGGAAAAAGACACACCCCCTGAGAAATGTTATGATTCAGTTCCTGATGGTTCTTCAGGTAATCATAAGCTACACATTGGCTGTGCCTTTTGTGATTATAAGTTTACTTGTTGGTCTGATGCTAATGATGGCGTTGGTATTCGTACTTTTAAATATAGCAATGGGCCAAAGCATCTTGTCAAAGTGGCGAAAGTTCCTAATGTACCTGAAATAACTAATGGCAAATAGATACAGATCAGGTTCAGAAAAGAAGACAGGTGAGTTACTTGACAGTCTTAGAGTTGCTTACTCTTTCGAACCTCACTACATAAATTATACTTGGCTAGAATATAAAAAATATCTTCCAGATTTTATTCTACCAAATGGTATCATACTGGAAGTTAAAGGAAGGTTTAAACTAGAAGACAGAAAGAAACACCTCTTCATTAGAGAAACTTATCCCGAACTGGATATTCGGTTTGTCTTCGACAATCCCAATAACAAATTAAATAAAGGAGGTAAGTCAACCTATGCAGATTGGTGTATCAAGAATAACTTCCTCTTCTGTAAAAACTCTGATCATCAGGTTATAGAAGAGTGGACAAATGAAGGACGAAAATCAAATAGACGGGGAGAAGTTTCTTCTAAACGTAGAGTATCTTCTAGGTCAAAACCAAGAAACAAGTCCAGAAAAGGTTCTGTTTCTAAGCGTAATACTACAGGCACTACTAGACGCAACAAAGCCGGAAACACTAAGCGAACCTGAAGAAGAGAAGCTGGCAAGACGTTCAGCGCAAGCATGGTTCTTCGCTTCAGTAGGCGTAACATCTCAAGACTTTGTAGACGTATGTGATCTTGCAGGTATCTCACCTGTGGATATGCGAAGCTTTGCATTTAAGGTCTTGCGTAGCAAGGAAGTTAAGTATATAAGGAAGAGGATCAACACGGTGTTAAGCTATGACTAAGAAACCTAACAGATGGATGGACAACTTCAACATGGACAAGCAGGTTCTTGAATACATGAAAGAAATACCCACACTCAAAGACTACAAGTTCGATGAAGATAAGTATCTTATCGAAGTTCAAAAGTATATTCTAAGCACCTACAATCAGCACTATGCTCAGAGTAAGTATCAGGCTACCGATACGATTGTGGATGCCGGATATGCAGAAGGTTTTTGCATGGGTAACATCCAGAAATACTGGAAGCGTTACGGTAAAAAGGAAGGAAAGAACCGTAAGGACTTGCTGAAGATCATACACTATGCTATCATTATGCTTCATGTCCACGACAACCAAACACCGGGAGAATAGAATATGCAAGCACCTAACTACAACATCAACATCGACCCAGAAAGAGACAGTTTATTTGATAAGTTAGGTATTGCAAGGCTAAAGGAAAGCTACATGATGGACCATGAACTTTCTCCACAGGAGAGGTTCGCCTATGTATCTAAATGCTTTTCTTCTAATCAGGAACATGCACAGCGGCTATACGACTATTCGTCTAAGCACTGGCTTTCTTATTCTACTCCTATCCTATCCTATGGCAGGTCGTCACGTGGCTTGCCTATCTCTTGCTACCTAAACTATATCCATGATAGTGCAGAAGGTCTTGTTGATAATCTGTCAGAGACTAACTGGTTGTCCATGCTTGGCGGTGGTGTAGGTATTGGCTTTGGCATACGGTCATCAGATGATAAGTCTACTGGTGTTATGCCTCACCTCAAGATGTACGATGCTTCTTCTCTTGCCTATCGTCAGGGCAAGACACGTCGTGGTTCTTATGCTGCATATCT